CGAGCTGGCACCAGGTCTGAAGGCCTTGGTCCCCCAGGCTCTCGCGGTGCTCGAGGATGTGCTGAACCGTCGGAAGGGGGACCGTGTTGCCCTGACGGCAGCTCAGTGGTTGGTGGAGACGGTAGCGACCGAGCCGCTGTCGCAGGAGGATTCCCCTGCGGGAGAGGAGATGGGTGTGGTCCTCGAGATGCTTCGAGGGGGACAGTAACGCTGAAGGGGAACCGAGAACCCCGAGGAGCAAACAATGAGCGACTACGTAGAGCACAAAGGCCCGTGGCTGCCCGGCATGATGGTCATAGACCATGGCCGTTCGCGACGCGGCAGGGTGCATAGCTTTCTGACAGGGTCGTCAGGGGACTTCTTGGTCTGCATCAGTTCGGGAGCACTCGGCTCGACCACCCTGCTTCATGGTCTCGCGAACTGGTCTGTGGAGGTTGGCAACTGGCTGTCTGCCGACATCAGCGATGAGACCACCCACCGGCTGATGGACAGCCTCGAGGACACCCGCTGGCTGGGGTCATGGGAAGCGGGGCACACCGACGGAGGTGCCTCATGACCCGCTCACACGTTGCCCTTCTCATCCTCACCCTCGCCATCGGGCGCTGCAGCTACGACGCCGGGCACCGCAAGGGTGTCGAAGACGGTTGGTGGTCCTGCGCCGCTGAGTACGGGGTTGTGGGGTGATCGCCTACGCCAGCAGGACTGGCACGAAAAGGAACCTCGATGCTCTGCGCCGCGCGGGGTGGAGGCTTCTTGTTTCCGCTCGTGGGGTTCTTCGCCACGAAGGGTTCCAATATGCTTTGGACAACGGTGCTTGGACAGCCCATCAGCGAGGCGAGCAGTTTGACGTTCCGGCATTCGAGCGGGCAGTTGCTTGGGGAGGTTCCGACGCCGACTGGCTCATCCTTCCTGACGTTGTTGCGGGCGGGCTTTCGTCGCTCAAGATGTCGATGAGTTGGGCAAAGCGGCTGCAGGGCGTGTGCCCTATGCTTCTCGCGGTTCAAGACGGTATCAGCCCGAGCGACGTTGAGTCGATTGTCGGTCCCGAAATCGGCATTGCGGTCGGGGGTTCCACCGAGTGGAAGGAAACTACCTGCCGTCAATGGGGCCAGTTGGCCCAAAAACAGTCAGCGTACCTGCACGTTTTGCGAGTCAATACTGCGCGCCGCATTGCAATTTGCAAGGACGCGCAGGCTGACAGTTTTGACGGTAGCTCGGCCACAAGGTTTTCCAAGACGCTGCCTATGCTTGACTGCGCTCGGCGGCAGGTTTCATTGCTTGGAGGGGTTCATGCGTAGAGACACTCTGGTGTGCTTGTCGGGCGGCCTCGACTCCATTGTGCTTGTCCAGTGCATGCGTGAGGCTGACCGTTTTGGTGGTGCGGTTCACTTCGTCTACCCGCACCCTGCCCAGTCATACGAGCGCCAAGCAGTTATTTCCGTTCGGCAGCGACTGCACCTTGACGGAGAACCTGCTCCTGTTTTGGACGTCGACCTCCCTCTTCGAGCGGACCAGCTCACTGGGGAAGGCACCCCGGGTCCGAGGGTGGTCCCGGCTAGGAACCTTGTGATGTTGTCGATGGCTGCAAACCTTGCGGCATCAATGGGATTGAGTCGTGTTGCGATTGGGGCGACTTTGGAAGACGTCGACGGGTACGAGGATTGTAGACCCCGATACCTACAAGCCGTCTCGAAGCTGACTGAAGTGTTTGGTGTTGAAGTCGTCTACCCGCTCGCATCAATGTCTCGTGAGAGGGTGAAGGCTGCAGCCGTGTGGTTTGGGCTCCCCCCTTCGGAGCCTTGGAGTTGCTACCACCCGCGGGACGGAAAGCCGTGCGGTTCATGCGGTTCGTGCGGTCAAGGCAAGTGACCGTCTTCGTCCCGTCGTCGGTCCCGAAGGACAACCGGTACGAGCTCGCTCGCCTGTTGGCAGACCGCCAGGCTTTCTGCCGTCTGCTGCAGATCAAGCACAAGCAGAAGCAGAAGTACGTGCCCTTCGAGCCGAACGACGCGCAGCTGCGGTTGTGGTCGCTGCTCGACCGGAGCAGCCGGGTGATTGTCGTCAAGGCACGCCAGGTCGGCATCTCGACGGCGACTCGGGCGTGGCAGTTCCACCGGGCGTACACGACGCCTGACCCCCAGGTGTTCTCGGTCCTGTCCTTCCACGACCGGTCAGCCAAGTCGTTGCGCCGCATGGACCGTCGTTGGTTGCGGGGTCTGCCTCACATGCTCAAGCGCCCGTTGTCGCTCGACAGCGCAACAGACACGGAGTTTGAAGACACGGGTGCGGGTGTCTCGAGCTTCACGACGGGGGGCTCGGGGGGTACTCGGTCGTTCGAGTTTACGGGAGCGCACTTGTCGGAGTTCGCCTTCTACAAGGACCCGGGCGAGGTGCTGTCTCAGGTCGTGTCGACGGTCGGAGACGGTCCCATCATCATCGAGTCCACCGCGAACACTCCGGGCGACGAGTTCCACCGGCTCATCGAGGGAGCTCCCGAGAACGGGTGGACGGTCTACACGTACTGGTGGCACGAGCACAAGGCCTATCGGGACTCAGACATCCCTGACGACTTCGCTCCGACGGTAGAAGAGCAGAAGCTGGTCGAGCTGTACGGGGTCGACAACCACCAGCTGCACTGGCGGCGTCGGCAGATAGCGACGCTCGGGCTTGCCCGCTTCCGGCGGGAGTACCCCGGGTGCCTGGCGGACGCTTTTGCCTCGAGGCAGTCGACGTGGTTCACCGCGGAGTCGCTTGACGAGATCACCCAGGTCTGGTTTGACGAGTCCGAGCGCTGCTTCGAAGAGCCCGAAGAGGACTCCGAGTACGTTGCGGGCGTCGACATCAGCGGCGGTATCGGTCAGGACTACAGCACCATCGTTGTGCTCAACGTCGCGACCCGGCAGCCGGTCTACATCGAGCGCTGCAACCACAAGGCGCCGCACGCGTGGGCGGCTCACTGCGCTCAGGTCGGTCACGCCTACAACCACGCGGTCATCCTCGCGGAGTCGAACAACCACGGCTACTCCTTCTTGCGCGAGATGGAGCACTTGAAGTACCCGAACCTGTGGGCGAACGAGAACGGGGACCACTGGTACACGTCGACCCAGTCCAAGCTGGACATCTACGACGGCTTGCGGGAGGTCGTGGAGAGTGGCATCCTGCGGCAGCTCGACCAGTCCACGCTGCAGGAGCTCCGCTCGCTCGAGGTACGTCGGACCACACCCGAAGCCCCCTCGGGACTGCACGACGACCTTGCCATGGGCTGCGCTCTCGCCTATCGTTGCTTGCGAGATGCTCCGAACGGCTTGCGTCGGCGCTCTGTCGAGAGCTACATCGACAGGGTCAAGGCGCGAATACGCGCTGCGCGGAACCGGAAGAGCCCGCTGCCCTGGAGCGTCAACAGATGAAGCCCCTCACCCCCTCCGAGTTTGCCGACATCTTCGACCGCCACCAGGCATACTGGGACGGTCGCCGTCAGGAGATGCGCAGGCTGCGTCACGCCTACCTCATGCGCTTCTGGAAGCGTGCGCAGGACTACGACGAAGACCTGCTCATCGAAACGAGCCGGGCATACGAGCTCGTGGAGAGCTACGTCGCCAGCCTCTTCGTTCGCGACCCTTCGGTCGTGGTCAAAGACGACATCCACGGCAAGGGTGATGCAAGTATTGCGGAGCTTGCAGCCAACCGGTGGCTCCGCAAGCAAAGGGACTCCATTGAGGACGCTCTTCGCCTGTCCATCATCTACCCGTTCGCAGGCTTGAAGCTCAGCATCGGCCACGCGAAGCAGGTTCTGAACCGTCCCGAGCTGTCAGCGGTCCAGCCGTGGGACATCATCGTGGACGAGACCGCCTCGAGTTGGTCTTCGCAACGCTACTGCGGCCACCGCTACCTGATGCCGTTGGCTGAAGCCAAAAGAAGGTACGGCTCGAAGAAGTACGCGCCCCGAACGTGGTCGTTGTACATCGACAACGTCGACGCGGACACGGCTGAGCCCGAGAATCCGCCCAACAGTGGCCACGCCATCAAGGCGGCAGATTCTTTCGTGGAGGTGGTCGAGGTGTTCGATCTCCGCTTCGGCAAGATGTGGGTCTGGTCTGCTGACTGGAAGCGCGATGCGTGGTTGCATGCCGGCGTCAAGATTGAGACCGGCGTAGACGAAGAGGATGTGTCCGAGCAGCTCTTTGACGACATCCCGTATATGACTGCAAGCGGTGAATACAGGCTGCCGTTGATCCCCCTGTACCTTTCACGGGAGCCCGACTGCCCCATGCGCGGCTTCAGCGGTCTGCGCCGGGTGTACGACCAGCTTCGCGAAGTGAATCACATGCGAACCTTCCAGGCGCAGGGTGTTCGTCGCGCAGCTCGGCAGTGGATTACCCGCCGGGGCTTCTTCGACGAGGAAGCGAAGAGCAAAATGGCGCAGGGCCAGGACGGGGAGGTCATTGAGGTAGACGTCTCAACGAACCAGTCCATCAGTGACGGGGTGATCCCCATTCCGAACACGCCTGTGCCCGCGGAGCTCCAGCGCTACGCAGATGTGGTCGACGAAGACTTCAGCCGCGGCTCGGTCATGGCGCCGTTTACGCGCGGTCAGGCCACGCAGGCGACAGCGACAGAGATTCAGGCACTAGCTGCTTACACGGCATCGGAAATCGGCCGGATGGCCAGGTCACGCGACCAAGCAATCACGGATACGGTGCTCGCGTACCTCGCGATGGTCGGTGTTTTGGTCGACGACGGCGCAGACATGGTGAAGCTGGACGGCAAGATTGTAGCGCTGACCGCTGAAGACGTGACTGGAGACTTCGACTTGTACGCAGAGGACAGCGGCAACACCCCGATGTCAGAAGCGGCCCGCAAGCAGGAGCTCGAGCGCCTCACCCCGATGCTTCAAGCCCTCGGTGTTCCCGAAGACTTCCTTCTGAACCTGCTTCAGCGCGCCTTCGAGCTCCCCGCCGACATGGTTGCGGCAGCATCTGCCAACCGTCAGAAGATGGAGGAGGAGATGTTGGCCCAAGCGGCGGGTGCGGCTGCTCCTGGGGAGACCCCGCCTGAGATGTTGTCTCAAGCCCGCGGCGGACCAGCCCGGGTCAAAGAGGCCTTGCCTCCAGGGGGCGTTGTCTAATGCCGTTGTACGAATACCGGTGCATCGACCGAGAATGCGGTGACGTTCAGGAGCGCATACGCACCTTCGACCAGCGCGACGCGGTGCCGCTGTGTCCTTGCGGCCAGACCACCCACCGGACTGTGACTGCGCCAGCGCGCACGGCGTCTCAGTGGGGGGACAGCTACTGGGACGGGCGCAAAGACCGCGGGCTCCGCACGACCTTGGTGTCGAAGAAGCACCGCGAGGCTGTGATGAAGCAGCGCGGGTTGCGTCAACTCGAGGACGGAGAGGTAGATCGCCACATCAAGGACATCCAGTCCGACCACGAGAAACACGAGCGCAACGTCGCCACCTTCAACAAGCACAAGACTGAGACCGGCGACACCGGGCTGGCTATTGCGCGCACCTTCCCAGCACACGAGGCACTTGCAACATGACCGCACTGGACCCAGCCGCAGCGCTCGCTGCCCCTGTCATGCTCGACGAGGAAAGCGTCATGCGCGAAGCACAAGCACTTGGAATGTCGGAGCAGCAGCAGATGGACGACATGTTTTCCATCGGAGCTCCCCGCGGCAACTTCAGCGCCACCGCACTGAACGCTGTCGTCCGCTCGTTCAACGACGTGCTTGCGTCAATGGGCATCCCCGAGCCGTACCCCGAGTTCGGAGAGGGCACCCGTGCGCTGCCTGGTGAGTTTGTCCGAGGGCTGGCCATGGTGGCGGACGCAGCCGAACAAGCCGGCATGCCTGCAACCATCGAGCTGGATGGTGTGACCGACGACACAGACCTTGAGATGCTGGCAGGAAAGCTGTCGGCGCTTGCAGACAACCCGACTTTTATCGAGGCCATGGCGCAGCCGTCAGGACCCCCCGAGCCCCCCCCGCCCGGGATGGAGGAGGAGCTCCCTCCCGAGTCCGCCGAGCCAGCGGCATCGGACCTCGATGATCTCTTCGCCGAAAGGGCATGACCGAGAGCAAGGAGCACAGCATGGAACAGACCGAATCAACCGAGGCTGCTGAAGCAGTCGAAGCCACCCCAGCCGAGCAAACCGAAGCTGTTGAAGACAGCGGACAAAACGGACAGCCATCGAAGACGTGGCGCGAACGCATCGACGAGGTGCTCGCAAAGAACACACCAGCAGACCCACCCCCGGAGCCAGAACCCTCGGGCGACGGCAAGAAGGTCAGCTGGGACCAGGCATTTTCGGAAGCGTCGTCCGACACCCAGCAGCTGATGCGTCAACTCCGAGCCGAGTCGACCCGACGGTTCCAAGAAGCCGCGGAGATGAAGCGAGAAGCGCAAGCAGACAAGGCAGCCATCTTCGACAGCCCCTTCTACAAAGGCCTGCAGGAGGTTGCGTCTTCGAACCCGAACGTCGACCTGCTCGACCCGGACAGCGTCAAGACCTACATCGACACGCTCGTCCGCCAAGGTCTGCACCAAGCACTCGAGCCTGCCCGCCAAGCCCACCAGTCCAACATTGCTCAGACCAAGTACACCGACTTCCTCGAGTCGAACCCGGAGCTCAAGACCAACGAGGCTGTGCGGACGCAAGTTGCAGCCATGCTGCGGTCCGACAAGTCAATGAAGCTTGAGAGCGCCTACTACATCGTCAAGGGGCGGCAAGCCCGCCAGTCCGAGCTGTCGACTGACGCGCGCCGCGCAGCCGAACGTCGTGCTGCTCGAGCCGCTGCAGTCAAAGTCAGCACCCCCCCCTCCCGAGCCCAGGCTCGCCGCCGCCCAGTCATCAAAGAGGGAGCTCGGTCCTTCGACATCTACGAGACGCTCAGGCGAGCTCGAGACGAAGGGTGAGCGTTGTCGACGAGCTGCGCCAAAAGAACCCAGACGCGCTGCTGCTCGAGCCCCGGGAAGTGTACGACGAAGCCCTCATTGGCGTCACAGACAGCCCCGACGACCAGTGGCCGCGCGAAACCAACACGGTTGTCGCGGTCTACAGTGCGGAGAAGTGCATTGAAGTCATCATGCGCGCAGACGGGTGCGACTACTTCGCTGCCCAGGAGTGGTTCAACTACAATACGTCGGGCGCGTGGGTCGGGGAAAACACCCCTACCTTTGTTTGGGAAGACGACGACTGGGTAGACGACGACCTTGCAGTGAGCGCACCGATGCGGTAGCGTTTACGCGCAGACCCGGCTGGACGGACACGCTGCGCTACGCCCCCGCCCTGTTGCGCGGACACGGTAGACCCCCCAACTCGAACCGAACAGGAAGCCGCACATGGCCCTCCAGCCGGATATCGTAGCCAGTACGCTACGCATTCTTCGTGACAAGTACCGCGACAACACGTTCCGGGCGATTCCGCTCCTTGAGAACCTCAACACCCTCGGCTTGGTCGAGCTTGTGGATGGTGGCTCCAAGGTCAACCATCCTGTAGTGCTCGTCGATCACAGCTCACTCACCCAGCTGAGCTCAGGTTACGAATCCACGAACCTCGCCGTCAAGGACCCCCTTCGCACTGCGGAGCACAACTGGTGCGACTTCACTGCGCCCATCGTGCTCACCAAGAAGGAAGAGCTGTCCAACAAGGGTGAGCGCGCCCAGGTCCGCATCCTCGACGCCCGCCTCAAGCAGACCATGGGTATGCTCAAGCGTGAGGTCGAGAAGCAGATTCTCGCTGGCAGTTCGACCGTGCTCACCGAGCTCGAGTCCCTCAACGGTCTCGACGCAGCCACCGGTTGGTTCGAAGAGGGTGCGTTCGGCACTCAGGGCAACACGGTCGGAGGCCTGAGCAAGTCGACCTACACCACCGCGTGGAACAACCAGGTTGCCGACGGCTCCTTCGCGACCAACGGTCTGAAGAAGATGCAGGACCTCCTCATCCAGACTCAGATTTACGCACCCGAAGGCGATGTCGACATCATCCTCGCCAGCCCCCTCAGCTACGGCCTGTACAAGGACGAGCTCCAGCAGCTCGAGCGCTACACCTCGTCCGCCGAACAGCGCGACATGGCTGGTCGACTCGGCCTCGAGTTCAACGGCGCTCGCATGTACATCTCCCCGAACCTCGGATTCACTGGGTCCGGCGGCTCGAACAAGATGTCTATGTACTTCCTCAACAGCCAGCTCTTCAGCATCTACTTCGACAAGGACGCCTACTTCGAAGTAGGCCCCATGGAGAAGGTGTCTGGCTACCTCGCCATGTCGGCAGACCTTCTCGTGCGGATGCAAATCTGCTCCGAGAACCTGTCCGGTCACGGCATCCTCGTGAACGCGGAGACCTGAGCCATGGCTACCAACACTCATCTTCAGCGCCTGGACACCGCAGCCGACACCACCGGCTCGTCTGTCAGCGCCTCCAACCGCCGCCAGACCGAGGACTTTATCGCGGGTGGCGCCATTGCTGCTGGCGACTGGGTTGCCTTCGACGCAAGCAAGACTGGATCGGACCAGCTTCTCTATGTTGTCGAAGCTGCTGGTGTTACCACCAAAGGCAACTCGGCAGCGTTCGGTGTTGCTCTCGCGGCAGCAGCGACCGACGAGCGCGTGACTGTTGTGGTCAGCGGGTTTTGCGAAAGCGCCCAAGTGGCCGCCGCCACAGTCGCCGGGTCGGCACTTGTCGGTCCCATTGGCACGGCTGGTCGCGCTGAGATCGAAGTCCCTGGCACCACCACCGGACAGCTTTGCGGCATTGCTCTCACCGACGACAGCGCTGTCACAAACTATGCCCAAGTCGTCGTCCTGAAGCAGTTCTGATACTGCGTCTCGCCCTTCTGCCCTCGATTCTCGGTCATTGTGCTCCCGAGGGTAGTTGGGCGGGTCGCACCCCCCCCCTTGCTCTCGGGGCGTGTCCATGTCCACCGACCTGACCTCGCTCCGAGAGTACGTCGCGAACGTCCTCGACTACGACCCGACGAACCCGACGTACAAGAAGCAGCTGAACAAGCTGCTGAACGAAGCTGAACGGCGCATCATCACTGAAAAGCTGTTCACCTTCGCCCAAGTCGTGAAGAAGCTCCCTGTGCGGGCCGACATCAACGTGTCGGGCGGCGTCAACGTGACGGCGGGCTCCGCTCAGGTCCAGCGCACCGGTGCTTTCGAAGACTGGATGGCTGGCCACCTCATCGAGATTGAAGGGGTGGAGTACCAGATCGCATGGGTAGAGACGACGAGCTCCATCTACCTGACGCAAGCGCTGACCCTGGCGACAGGGAACTACCCCGGCAAGGTTATTCAGCGGTGGGTGTACCTACCGCAGGACTGTGTGCAGGTGGTGTCGATCGCCCAGCGGTCCAACTCCCCCAGCCCATCAAACCCCGGGCAGCTGAGTCCGCTGACTCAGTTCGAGGACGAGTACGCCAACTTGCCCCTCGGAGAGACGAGCCTTCCCGACTACTGGGTGCCAGGCAACCCCGTCGGCGTCACCGCGCCTCGAGTCGGGGGTGTGCTGGCTACTGCAGCCGGTCTCAACCAAGGTGACCGCACGATCGAGGTGGCATTTGTTCACCGCCTTGGCTCCCCGTCCGAGGGCTACCGCAGCGCCGTCGGCTCACTTCAGACCGTGACCTTGACTCCGACCCAAGTTCTCACGGTGACCCCATCGTCCGCGCTCGACACCACGACCGGACTTTGGCGCGAGGTGTGGCTGCGCGCGCCCTCCCACGGGCTCGAGGACTGGAGGCCTGCCTTGAACGCAAGCACTGGTCTTCACGTGCAGTTCAGCCCCTCAGCCACAGCTGGCGTGTCCGTTCTGGCGAGCCTGACTCACTTGCAGTCTGAAGGCTACTACCTCAAGGAGAGGCTCAAGTCGCCGAGCGGGGTGTGCGACCGCATCCGACTGCACCCTCGGCAGGACAGCGACATGGAGCTGAGTGTCCGCTACATGCGAGACCACCGGCCGATGGTCGAGGACAACGACACTCCGATCATCCCACCCCCGCACCGCATGGCCATTGCGTACCGCGCGCTGTACGAGGTGCTGTTCAAGCACAACAACCCGAGCCTCGCCGAGCTCTACCGCAAGCGGTACGACGCCATGCTGCTGCAGCTCGAGGCGCGCTACCTGTCTCAGCCCAGCCGCCGCCTGGTCCGCGGCATGCTGTCTGCCTCGATGGCTCCTGAGAGTCCTTTCCGGCAGCGTCGCCTTGTGAGGCTGTAGATGAAGTCGGAGCTGTTCGCGCCCACCGGTATGGGCGGTGTCTACGAGACACAGCCTCAGCCCCCTGAGACGGCGTCGGTCGCGCAGAACCTGACGATCGACGAGCGCACTCTTGGGTGGTCTACTCGCGTAGGCTTCGAGCCGTACCGGGTCGACCCCGCGGTTGGCTTCAACCCGTTCACAGCCCTCGGCCGCATTGACAGCCTGTTCGTCTTCAAGCAACTACCCGACAAATCTCGCAGCGTCATTCTGTTCGAGTCGGGCGGCACGTTGTACCTCGTAGACGAAATCGGTGGCGGGTGCGTTCTTCGCGTTGTCAGGGCTGGCCGGTCCATCCCCTCGGCGTCCTCGGTTCCTTCTCAGTACACGCCGATAGCAGGAGGTGTGCTGGTCACGAATGGGCGAGACGCGCCAATGTTCGTTCGACCGTGGCCCCGCATCCCTCCGTTTTCCGGACGGAGCTTGGCGCGTGACTGGGGTGTCCCCAGACCTGTAGGGCCTGTTCCGTTTCGAGTTGACGCGACGCATCAGGGCGATCCGGCCGACGGTTCAGGGTCGTCGTCTGTATCCCTGTGGGTAGCCCAGCACCCTCGCTCGAGCCCACAGTGGACCGTCGACCAGTTTGGCATCGGCTTCGCGCGAGACAAGGGAGACGACCCAGCGACCAGCAGGTTTACCCACCAGGTCTCGTTCGTCTCCGACACTGGCTCGGAGGGGCCTTTGTCTACGCCGATCACCACGGCATGGGAGACCCAAGGAAAGAAGCGCTACCGATACGCCATGGCGCTTCAGATTCCAACAGGCCCTCTCGGGACTGTAGGTCGACGGCTGTACCGCAGCCGCAACTTCTCCGACGACACGAACATTGAGGGCCAGTCGGAGCGATACCGGGTCGTCGACATCCCGAACAACGCCGAAGAGCTGGTGGTCGACGGCTACCAAAGCGCCGGGCTCGGGGCTCTTGCTCCGACAGAGTATGTCGACTTCCCTGGCACGCGAGCTCGGTTCGCAAGCAACTGGGCTGGGCGATGCTGGATGGACGGAGGGGCGGACGACGCGCGCACGCTCTACTACAGCGATGCAGGGCTGCCCGAGCAGTTCAGCCTCGGGGGCTACATCACGCTGTCGGGAGACGGTGGCAACATCACAGGCTTGCGCAGCCACTACGGTGTGCTCGTGGTGTTTCGAGAGTCAGGCCTTGATGCTGTGACTGCCATCGACCCCAACCTGGGACAGTGGTCTTCGCGCCCCTTGAGCACCGAGATGCAGTGCATTGCCCCGATGACGGCAGACCACGTACCGGGTGTGGGGCTCGTGTTTGCTGCAGTCGATGGCATCTACGCCCTGAGCGGCGGCGGCGAGGGTGGGTCGAGCTTCGACTTCACGCGCCTGACAACCAACTTGTCGGAGACGTGGGGCACCGTTACTCGCGAATGCCTTGCTCGGGCTGTGGGTAGGTATTGCCCCGTGAAGCGCGAGTACCACATCTATGTGCCCGCGGACGGCTTCGACCGCCCTTCGCTGGGCCTGGTCTGGCACGTCGACAAGCTGGTGTGGTCGACCCGCAAGGGTTTCCCTGTCGGCGCGCTGGACCGCCTTCCCTCCGGAGACCTTGTCTTCGGCAGCAACGGCAACGCAGCCCACCCCGGGCTGTTTGTCATTTCGAGCCGCCGAGCCCTCGGGCGGGTGCAGGATGGTGAAGCGTACGTCGATGCGGCGCCTCCTACGTCGAAGTGGAAGTCCACGTGGCTATCAGTCACATCACCGCAAGACAAGAAACAGGTTCAGTACGTCACCGTGTGGGTGATGACCACCGGCTCAGTAAGCGTCAGCGTGCGCGTCTACAAGGACTGGCAGCGAACCTCGTACACTGAGCGTGCGTACCTGGCCCAGCCAGCTGATGCGGTCAACTTGCCTGTACTGGACACAGCGGTGCTCAACCAAGGGGTCGAGTGGGAGCAGACGCAAGCGGTGCCCCTGCGGGTGTCGGTTGCTCACCAGTCGTGCAGCTGGTTTGCCTTCGAGGTGCAGACTACTGACGACCTTGTGCTCGTTGGGTGGTCCATCGAGTACCAACTTCGCGGCACGCTGACTACCGAGGGAAAGCGAGCATGAAGCGATGGACTCAACACCAGCCCCGAGCGTCGCAGCTCCTGGACTCAGGCCAGTTCAACAGTGAGCAACTGGCCCACCGCGCCAGCATCCAGACGCTGGACCGAACGCAGCTGCCGACAAGCGCAATCACAAGCGCACAACTCAAAAGCTCCGCTCTTCACAAGGTGTGGCTGTTTGCCGACCGGGAAGAGCAGACGAAGTTTGTTGCGACCAACGTGCCCATCGACCAGTGGAGGTGCGCGACATTCATCAACTACTCTGGAGGCTACGTCACGGCTTTCGAGAAGACGTTGACTGGTCACAAGGGGGGGATGACGTACATCGAGTGGTCGGGACTGGCGTTCTGCAACGGCTTCGCCCCTATGAAGAACGGCAAGCTCACGACCTACGAGCTCATGGAGAAGCACCTTCGGTTGCGCATCGTCGCGTCAGGCCTGTTGATAGGAGAGTTCCAGTTGCTGCTAGCTGGCACGGAGTCCTTTTGCGTGTTCGCCTCGGTTAACCTGCCTCCGGGTGACCACATCATCTCGCTGCAGTTTGACGGCACAGGGCAAGCGGACGACGAGCCCATCAAAGACGTGTCGACAAACAACCGCATCATGCAGTACCACTTGGCGAACACCGTCCTGTTGGCGGTTGCGAGGTTTCGATGAGCCGCATTACCCGCAGCCGCATCAATCCAGGCAACCCGCTCGAGGCGGCAGACCTCAACAGCAGGTACGCCGACTTCACTCAGACAGACCTCGACGATACCAACGTCGCAGACCATGCCGTTGATGCAGCGCAGCTTTCATCGAGTGCCATACTTGTCAACTCAATACAGACCCAGCTGGGGACGGGTGGTATTACGCACGCAGCCCCGCTCTTGGTTGCGCGCACTACGTCTGGACCAGCGACGCCTGTGCCTCTTGATGCCACCGGTTTGGGGGCATCCCTTGGTTCAGGTTGGGCAATTAACACCGACGAAGTGTTGCGAGTCTACGCCAACTTGCAAGTTCGCGGCGTCATTACGGCGTCCACATCTCCGCACGGAATCCTCGACGGCAGCGTCACTGTAGACACAAAGTCAGCAGGGACGACGCCGGTTTGCATTGGAGCTCATGTCTGGCTGGTGCAGCTGCAGTGGGACATCACCTCCACCTCGCGCGCCAACTTTGTCAACGTTCCAAACCAAGGCAACTTCCAGTCGACGTGGTCTACCTCGGGTCGCTACGGCGAGCCCTTGTCCAATCTCGCTGGAACCGCTGCGTTTCCAGCATTCTGGTCGGGCGGCATCAACTGGCTCAATGGAACAACCAATGGCCTGACAGACACTGAAGAGCGGGGCACTGGCTGGCGCAACATTGCGCTGACGTTCCACTTCGCGCCGGGCTCTACCACCACTGTCTACGGGTTGCGCCTCGTGATGCACGGAATCTACCACCCCCGCAACGATGGCACGAACAACGGTCTGGTGCTGGACGTCGGGTCAACCCCGGGCATCTCCGCTCAATACCAGTCCAGCAACATCTTGGCGCTGCACATGAAGGAGGACTGATGGCCTACTCCCCGCCAACCACCTTCGTCTCGGGCAACGTCCTGCAGGCGAGCCAGCTCGCAGGCAACGACGACGCATTGCGCAAGTACCTGCACGAGGGAATCGTTGCAGGCGACATGCGGGCCAGCCCTGCGTGGGTTGAGACCAGGCACGTCCAGCCGCCGCTCTACCAGCCGTACACGAACGTGCAACACGGTGCGACCGGCCTCGCTGGGGGCCTGCACTACCGTCCCGGTGAGCGGTACACGATGGCGTCTTCGACGTTCACCCGCCGAGCTCGGGGAGAAGACAACCCGACGTGGTCGCCGCTTCCGGGTACGGCAATGTCGTTCAACATTCGCGGCAACACGACAGGTGTGTTTCACTTCAACTTCAGCGCATACGTCGGGCCAGACGCTACAACCGTCGGCCCTGCGGGGGTCGACCGTCGGGTGCATGTTGCTCCCTACGTCTACCTCGAAGAGGAAGGCTTCGAGGACTCACGGGTCTACGAGTTCGCGGTGCAGGAGGTGGGGACCAACCGGGGGACGCCGACACACGACGGATTCAACACTGCTGCGGCGCCGGCACCCAGCGGCCCCAACTGCACGTACCATGTGAGCGGATACGGTCAGCGCACCGGGCGGTTGCTGTTCAGCAAGAATACGTCTCCAACGAGAGACAACGTCGTACATGTCGGCCTCGCCCATTGGTCGTTGGTTCAGCGGTCAATCGTTGTAGGATGGACCGTGTCTCTCGAGACCTTCTACTAGGAGCGGTCATGTCTGTGATTGGAACAGCCGCAATCGGAGCTGCCGTCGGGGCAGGCGTCAGCGGTGCTATCGGCGGAATCAGTCAAGCAGCGCAAAGCACGGCGCTGTTCAACAAAGAGGACAAGGAACGTCTTGCCCGCCTTGAAGCCCTGCGCGCCAGCGGCCAGCTCGGTCTGACGGACAACGCACGCACCCGCATCGAAGCAGACCAGATGGCTCAGCGCGGTGGCATCATGCGGTCGCTGGAGTCGCAGCAGGTCCAGGGCATGCAGCAGCTTGCCAACCGGCAGGCCTTGTCGGGACGCGAGCTGTTCCTCGCGCAGATGGCTGGACAGCAGGCCGAGGTTGACCTTGCCAACGACCAGGCTCGCCAGATCAACGAGCAGAACATGGCTGTTCGCCAGCAGCAGCTGCAGGAGATTGCGCAGCTCGAGGAGCAGCGCCGAGCTCGCAAGGCTGGTGTCCGCGGCGGATTGACTCAAGCGCTCACCGCAGGCGCCCTGGGTGCAGGCGTTCCCGCAATCGACCAGGCCATCATGCAGAACCGCGCAGTGGCAGCAGAAGAGCAGCAGCGCCTCGAGACGGACAACACAGCCATGTCGGGCAGGGCTGCGGAGACCAGCGCCGAGTCTAACCAGTTCTGGCAATACAAGAACCCGGGGTTCTGAATGGCACCGCCGCAAACAACTCCATCGTCTCTCCAGACCTCCACGGCTGGACTGACCCCCTCGGGGCTCGGTGCGTACCAACCGGGTGTGACTCTCGGCGGTGCGCTGTACGAGCGCTACTACCCGCTGCGTCGCAACGAGGCGCTGATGCGCGCGGCAGATGCTGCTGCTGTTCGCAACCCGTTCATCCCTCGGCTCGAGGTACTCAACGGTCAGCTTGCGGACATCCGAAAGCAGACCGACAAGCGGGCTACGCTCGTTGAAGCGGAGGCGCGCCGTCGCCAGTCAGCGCTCGCGCAGGCCGGTCAGCTAAAGCTGGGCCTTGCAGCGAAGCGAGCCAAGGGTAGCGGCGGCGTCAGCATGAAGGACACCATCGACCTGATGAAGCTGCTGGGTGAAGTCGGCAAGGCAGAGGCTACGGCGTACACGGCGCGCTTTGAAGAGATGGATGTCGCAAGCCAGCAAGCGTTCGCCAACAGCTTCGGCACGACGGGGGCGCTTCCAGACTCCTTGCGCGGCTCGCTCGGCAAGCTGGCTATCCTTGGAGAACGCCTCGAGAGGGCTGACATCACGGACCCACGAGTTCTGCAGCAGGCTTTGGGGGGCGATGCGGTAGGCAGCGGCACCATTATCGCCGCCATCACGGATGACTCAGACCAGATGGCAAAGCTGGGTCAGGCCTCGGCGTTCAGAAGTATGCTGCAAGACAGGGGTATGGGTGGAGCTCAGGCAAACAAGATCGCAGCAGACCTCTTCGGTATCACCAACCCCGATGCCGTCAGCGCTGAATACACTGCTGCCCAACAAGAACAGCTCAAGGGTGCCCTCACGGACATGCTTCCCGCGGGCAGGGGTGAAGCAGCCAGGCTTCCCCGAGTCGCTGACCTTGTAGAGAACACGCTGCAGCAGATGTACGGCGGCGGGGGTGGTGCGACGGGTGACGGGGGCGCGGCGTACCGATCCGAGCTCGAGCGTCAGAAGCAGCAGAAGCTGACACCCGAAGAGCGTGCTGCGCTCGACAGGTTCTTGGGCTCGTTGCGAACCACCGGGCAGGTGCCGACCGGTTCTGACTTCGAGGCAGGCCGCGCTGCCTACCAGAAGGCAAAGCGGTTCAGCGCCTTCAGGCCTGAGGAAGCGAAGTGGTTCGACGACGAGTTCCTCGAGCAGATGTTCAAGCAGATCGGCCTTACAGGTGAGGCTCAGACTGCTGAAGAGAAGGCGCTTGCTCGAGCCGAGCGTACTCCCGAGCAGATTCAACGAGAGATGGCGCAAAACTTCGTCCGCTCAGTCACCGCTGCCGAGGGCCTCGAGGTGGTGCCTGCCAGCTTCGACGACTTCCAGACGCCGTTCCAAATGCGGACATACGGGGGCGCGCTCGACATCGTGCGCAAGGAAGGCGCCGCAGTCTTCGACCCCAGCGCAGCACCCGAGGACCGGACTCGCCGGCTGGGCGGCAAGGGTCCGCTGAAGACCCGCACGCACCGCGCGGCCCTCCGCGCCTACCAAATGTACCGCGACGATGCTGCTGACACTATCGACCCCCAGTCTCTGAGCGAGGGTATCGCCCAGCTGCGCAAGCAGTTCAAGGGCAAGCCCGAAGTACAGCGTGTTGCGGTGTCCTACTTCATGGCGATGAACATGGTGCAGGACGACGTGGCTCGCGGCGGGTCTGGAGCTCCTGCGCCAACCGAGGTGACACCGCCTCCGGTTCCAGTGCCTGCGCCCCCTCCCCCACCCCCAGTTGACGTCCCTGTCGAAGCTACGCCTGCCCCGGCAGCAACAACGGGCGGCACCCCTCGCCGGACTGCAGCCACTACTCCGGTCGTGGCTGCGCCCCCTTCCGCCCCTGTTGCCGACGCGGCGCCCTTGCTGGACTACGGACAGCTGACCGGCGCTGATCCGTACACTTTGTCTGCAATCGCCGCCAACGCACGCATGCGACAAGCAGAGTTGGACCGGGCAGCGGCGCGGACGTCGGCCGACTTTTTCCTTGCGGACCAGGCTCCAGCCTTGAACCCAACGCTCATGGGTCAGTTGCCGGGCGGGGACGGTATCTTTGATGAAGGGGGTGGTCGCTTCGGGGTTGCGGTGTCAAGGCTGCAAGACCCTGCAGGGTCCTTGATTAATCGCGATAACCCTGCGGCGCTTGGCATCATCGGCCAACGCTACCGGAAAGCCGCGACGGGCTTGCCGTACCTGTCCGACTTCACTCCGGACGACCCGTTCAACAGAGCGCTTGCTCGTCAATCGCTGACAGGTGGCCCCCAGCCTCCGACATACGGTGTGGACATGGGTGCCCGGCAGGTTGGGAAGGTGAAGTGACATGAGTACACCCTTCGACTTTCCCCCTCCGGTGTCGCTCGAGGGCCTCCCCATGATCCCGGAGGAGGAGCTCCGTCGTCTGCAGTCCGAGGCGTTGGAGCGCGACGCTCTGGCCGAGCGGGAGCTGTTCCTGCTCGGGATGCCGCCTGCTCCTGAGGTGGTGGTCGAGGAGCCGCTGCCTGAGCCGACGCTCCCGGCAGGTGAACCGGTCGACACCCTGGGTCTGACGATACCCCTGTCTCAAGCTGAGATTGTGCTGGGCTACGAGGAGCGGGCCAGGGAGCTGAAGCGCCAACAGCTGGTCTCCACCCTGCCTGAGGCAGCGAAACAGAAAGACCAAGCTGACCTGCGCCGGCAGTTGCTTGAGCGCTCAGTCACCCCCGAGGGTCGCGACATCGGTAGCTTCGGTATCAGCGACATCTTGTTGAACACCGACGGCTACATCGTGGGTGAAGACGGGCGGCCTCGCAAGGCCAGCGGTCGCGAGCTCCTGCTGCAGCAGTTTGGTCGGCAGGTCCTGTACGAGGGCGACGACTTCGACCGACGTATTGCGGAGCTCCAAGCTGCTCGGAAGGTCAAGTACCAGCAGAACGTGGCTGCAGGCATGACGCCCGAAGAAGCTGAAGCCGACCTCGACTCGTGGTTCGACGGGAAGCTGAGCGAGATCGACGAGGAGCGCAGGCAGATTGTAGAGACCCCGCTTGCGGCGTTCATGCGAGGGGCGCTCGGTATTGCTGAAGCCACTTCGGGCGAGTTCATCTTCGACACAATGCCGCTGTTCTACGAGGTGGATGAGCAGGGCGACCTCCAGAACCCTGACGACCTCGCGGACAACATCGCGTACCTGGTGGACCGCAGTCGCAAGGCGGTGGCTGATGCGACTGGAGTCGAGGTCAGCACCCTGGACAAGGCGCAGCGGTTTGTGGGTGACGTTGCAATGAGGGCGTATGCCCCTTCTTTCAACTTTGCTTTCGACCCGGTGGAGCTGTACCGCAAGGGCAAATTCGAGCGCATCAACACTGGCGACATTGTTCCGCTTGCGTTCAAGCCGATCGACCGAGACGCACCAACGTCGTTCGACGAGGCGGGTAAGCGTGTCGCCGCCAGCACGGGGGGCTTCTTCTCTGACGTCGCCATGAACAATGCCCGCGGGCGTAGCTTGCTCGACGAGGTCAACAGCATCCCCAGCTACACAGACCACCTGGGCGACCGGCAGTATTTGTCTTTCATCCCAGCGTTGATGGGTGGCATAGCCCTCCCCATTGTGCCGGGCGCGAATGTGACGTCGGCCGCGTCCAGCTTGGCCAAAGCTGGTGTGTTCGGGGCGCGCGTCGCCAAGGGTGCGAAGGTGCTCAGTGAGACGGGCGAAATGGTCAGTCGGGCCACCAGCCCTCGTGCTTGGTATCAGGCGCACATGGCTCACCGAGAGCTGTCGCAGCTGGTGGGCGATGGCATGGAGACGGCCAGTGTGGTCGACATCCTGCTGCACAAGGGTGAGCCAGCTCGAGCAGTGGCAGCGAATATCCAGCGCCAACTCAGCGCCCCCTTTACCATGCGTGCTGCCCTGCTCGACGACGCGCCCTTCACCTATGACCACATCATTGGGCTGGCCGAAACGTCGGACGTTGGGCGCCACATCCTAAACCGCGCGGGCGCTCAGTCTTGGGCTGTCGCGTCTGAGGCTGACGAGCTCACGCTTGCTCACCGAGTAGCACTCGAAGAAGCCATCCTTGAATGGCGCTTGGGTCTTGAGTCCTCCACCGTGCGAGAGGCGCTTCGTCCCGACGGCGGCAACCTGATGAAGGTGGTCGAAGACCTGCTCGGTCCTGACCAAGCGAGGCGTGTGCTCAACGCAGACAGCTTGTACGCTGACGCCCTTGACGCATCAAAGAAGGCTCGCGGTGCCGACGAGGTTGCCGACTTGTTCCGGGACGCAGCCAACACCGCCGGATCTGCTGCGGTACGCACTTCGAACCAGCGCGTGCGAATGATGCTGAGCTTGGCTGACGAGACCAGTGCGCTCGGGGCGTCTCGTGGGATGAAGGCCAACAGTCCGCTGAAGGGCTTCTTCCGTTTACCCACCGAGACGAGTGAAGCGGCTCGCGACCTTGCCAAGGCCCCTGCCGCGGTGCAGTATGGGTCCGCTCTGGGTCGGGCTTTCCAACGAACTGTCGAAGAGATGGTCGACGCCCACGTTCCTCGAGACATGCGCTTCGTCACCGACAGATTGATGGTGCCTCGAGAGCTCGCGACAGCAGAAAACATGCGCCGCGTTGGAGAGGGGCAGCGTGCGATCTATCAAGCGTACCCGGCTGCCGAGGAGGGCATGTACGACGTACTCGACAGTGCCGACGATGTGCTCGACATGCTGAACGTGGTCGACCCCCGTCGACCCCAACGGGTAGAGCTCGAGCGAGCGTTGTTTGAAGACAAGAAGGTGACGCTCACACAGCATGCCTACTTGGAGGATGCTGCCAGGGAGCTCGTGTGGCGTCGCATTATTCCAGACCGTGACGTAGCTGAGGCTGCCTTCGAGACTCGCACATCCATGCAGGCTGGTAGGGCGGTCGGCCCAGGGGGCCAAAGCCGCAAGGCGTTCATGCAGCAGGTGGTGCTTCCTGTGATGGACACCGTCAGCGCCTCCCTGCTGGCTGCTACGTCGGCGACCAGGGGAGCAGGGGGGGTGGTGTCTCGCTTGGGCGCAGCGGAGGCAGGAGAGGCCATTGTGCGTGCCTCGCGCAGGGTGCAGGCGAAGTGGGACTCAGCAGCCCAGCGCATGTGGCTTCAGTCTACATCGGCCACCATGCCGTCGACGTTTCGGCAGGGGCTCGACCAGGTGTCCAATGCGATGGGAGTCGTGCAGCGCCAGTACAACGATGAGATCATGCAGCTGACTGCTCAACTGCGGCGTGAAGGTGTCCCCTTCGGGGACGCGGGCAAGGAAGCCCTTGATGTGGCCAGCACTACACGGTGGGCTCGCGTTGGGCAGCTGGTCGAAGACCGCTTCTTTGAGCGGGTCCGCAAGCAGATAGAGATGATTGAGCAAGCGGCCATCAAGGAGCCTATGCGTAGGCCTCCGTCGGAAGCGGAGGTTGCAGCGCTGTTGCTGTACCAAGACGGTGGAGCTCGCGGTGGTGTGAGTATTGGTGCAGCGCTGGAGAGCGTGCGGCAGATGGACGAGGGTGCGCAGGCCCAGTTCCTCGACAACGTGCGCAAGCTGGTCAGGCGTGGTGAGTACCGGGCGCAGTGGTCGCGTCTCATGCAGGACTTTTTCACGTCGCAGAGCATGCTTGCCAACGTCGACAAGACCGAGGCGGTAATCAAGAGGGTTGACGCCCACATCGACAAGTACATCCAGGCTGGTCAGGAGGGTGTCGATGCAGTCAAGCGCGCTCGGCAGCTGTCTGCTCGAATGACTCCATCGTCGAAAGAGATTCTAAACCTGCTTGACGAGATGGCGAAGGCAGCCATCCTCGAGCCGACGCACGGCAACATCCAGAAGGTCATTGCCCGGCTGCGCGACGACATGCCTGAGACTTTGGGTCGGCGCGGTGCGGCTCGCATAAGCCTTGCAAGCTTGTTCAAGAAGGGCAAGCTGTTTGCTGATGCCATCCTCGAGACTCAGCAGTCGTGGCAGTTGGCAGCAGACCGGCGCTTTGCTGTGACCCAGATTTGGGATGATCTGTTCCGCCGCAACCCCGAGCTGCGGACAGCGCTCACCCCAACCGCAACCGCGGACACTGAGTTTGGGGTGAGCCAGATGGCATTGCGCTACGGCGGCCCCAACCATGCGGTCACGTCTGTGCTGGATCGCTTGAGGACAGCGCTTGGAGAAGAGTTCCCGACGGAGCTCGAGGAGGCTTTTGTTCGCGCGATGAACAAGGTCTTCTCCCCCGAGACGTTGCGAGCGACAGGGGCTGAGCCTCACGCCACTGGCTTGGCGGACCCTGTGCTTGAGCCGATGCTGTCGTGGGCGCGCAAGCGCATGCAGCACATGTCGTCCGAAGAGCAGCTCAACATGGTCGAGTCTGTCTTCGACGCCATGCAAGCCGACGGCACACTGTATCCAAGCGTTCGTTTGAATCCTGTAGGTGGGACCAGCGGTTCGCGCGATGTGCAGTTTGCCAAGGCACAGATTGTTGTGCTTGAGGCGCAGCAAAACCACGACCTCAAGAACCCTGTCAGCATCTTCATGCGGGATGCTGTGCGGGAGCTCAAGAGCCGGGGCATGGCAAACGGCGCCATTCAAAAGCTCATCGCTGAAGGGGCCGAGAGGGGCATCGAGGCTGGGCTTGCGTCGTTCGTCGGCAACCAGGCTCGAGCTACCATGCGGACGTGGGGCTTCTCTTCGTTTGCTACTCCGGGAGCGCTTGACCAGGTGATGGCCACAGTGCTCCGCATTCCCACCGACCCTGACATCGCGTACCCTGTGCTGCCAGGCATGGAGGATGTGCTCACCGAGATGAAGTCGGGTGCCGCCAACGGCTCCCTGCTGTCGACCCTGCAGAACATTCACTCACAGACACTGCTTGCCGAGGGTGGTCTGGCTGGGCCAGCGAAGTTCATCCTTCGGTCACTGAGCGACGTCGCTGTATACGGGCGACAGGCTGCGGCCTACGGTCTGCTCAGTGCGGGCATCGTGCTCGGTGGTCCGCTGTGGATCATCCCGGGCATTCCCATTGTGCGGTACGTCGGGCTCAACTTGCTGACCGCGCCGATGATGATGGTCGGCACGTTGGGCTATCGGCAGGCGGCCAAGTCGCTGGCGATGTCAGCGAAGATGGCTGTTGGAGATGTAGCCAGCGCAGTCAAGAACAAGACGGTGTCCGAGTGGGGGCGCGCCCTCGTCGACACGGTGTCTCCTCGCAAGCCTGACGACTTCCTGTTCACGGACGTGTACGGCAAGGAGTGGACGGTTCGCGAGTTTGAGGAGATGGCCGGCGCATACAACTACTACATGTCCCGCGGAGATGTCGACCAGGCGGCTGATATGTTGCGCACCATCCAGCGAGACATCGGGGTCATCAGCGACGCGGAGCTCGACTCGGCGCCGTGGTGGAAGATGGCGCGCAAGCTTCAGTCGTCCTTGTTCGACCCGTCGCGCACCTCCATCTCGATGCAGCTTGCGACGTGGACGGACACCGTGTTCCGGCGAGGCACGTTCGCGTCAGCCATACGTGACGGCATGAGTCCGATGCAGGCAGCTGAGCTCGCTCGAGCTTCGGTGCTCGACTACGGCGCGGTGCCTGACGTCGTCAAGCAGAGCATCAACCGGTACGCCCTCTTCGCCACCTTCCGTATGGCCAGCATGCGCGAGATACTGATGGCTGGTGCTCGAGGTCAGTCCGATTGGCTTCGTGTTCTGCGTGTGCAGATGCAGATGCAGAAGGCTGCTGGGACGTGGACCTACGGCAGCGACTACGACCGCATCAGGCAGTTTGCTATCCCTGGCCCCGACTTCGACTACCGCGGCACGGCGGTCGCTGGTCCGCAGGGCGTGTTCCCTGGTGGCATGGCGGACCTCATCGACCTGAGCTTCTTTGCTATGGGCTCGATGGCGCAGCTCGCTGGCAAGGAGGGTGCGGCTGGGGACATCGTTGGCAGGGTGGTCGACGCAGTCCTCGAAGAGCAGATTCGCCCTGAGATTCAGATGGTGTTGGCGCTGGCTGCGAACACCAGACCCTCGAGCCGGGGTCGACTGGTGCCTGACACCTGGGCTGTGGCGTTCCAGAACGCAGGCCCTGATGTGTGGGAGTGGGCGGTCGATGCGTTCGACATCAAGGACATCGGGGGTCCGCTGGACGACCGCGACGAGCGCAGGCCTGGAGCTTCGGAGTTCCGGAACCGCCAGTACGTGTTCGAGCAGAACGGCTTCCGCAACTTCCAGGCGTTCACGTTCCTCGCTACCCAGCTGATGATCGGCCGCGCCACGCAGGACACCACCAAGACTGCCATCGCCGCCGGCTACGGGCCAGACGGCTACGACCCGAAGTATCGCGGTACGGTGCCGTGGCTGATGTACTTGGTTGGAGCAGGCACGCCTGTGCGAGTCAAGTCGCCGGAAGATGTGTACAGCCGCTCGTTCCGCAGAGACTACTTCGCGACGCAGTAGGTGTCGTGCTACCCTGTGTTTGTTTGAGAGCCGTCCAGAGACGAGGAGGTCTCACATGCCAGCCAAGATTGTCAGCTTCTTTCACCACAGCGTGGTTCCTCCAGAGGGGGCGTCACCGTCGAACATCTCGGTCACGACATCTTTCGGTGCAGCTCTCAAGCACGAGCACGACCTTCGGGCTGGGGCGACGCCAGGCGTTGCTGGTCAGCGGTTCCGTGAGCGGCTCGAAGGCATTCGTGTTCGCCTCAGCGCCGTGGGCAGCGCCACCAAGATCACAATAAAGGTCACGCTTGACCCGCTTGGGGACGACATCGTCGTGCCCGACACCGAGGCGACCATCTCCACGGGTGTGTCCACAGCGGCCAAGGGGGCCGTGGCCTTCTCGGTCAAGTTGCCCATCTACCAGTCTGCCAGCGGCGAGGTGGGGAAGCTGTACCTTTTCCTGAAGGCTGACGCGGCCTGCACCGTCGACCAGACCACCGTGACGTGGACTGAGACATGAGCATCGTCCCAGCATTCAACCCCACGACCGGAGCGAGCGGCGGTCCTGCGTCCGGTGGCGGTGGACCGGCCCCGTCTGCACCCTCGCGCGTCACTCTCGCCGATCTCAACTTCAAGGACATGGCCACAGCGGGCGCTCTTTCGGTGGGATCGCACACGTTGGCGTTTCAGTCCAGCGACACCACAGTAGGAGTCGACTGGACGCAATTCAGCGGCGGCAACGCCACAGTCACGCCAACCAATACAGACGGCCTCGTGTTGGACGGTGGCACCGACACTTCGAGCGGCAATACGATATCGTTCGACGTTGATCCTCTGTTTGCATCCTACACAGTATCAGACGTGCGGTCCAAGCGTTACGCGTTCCATGTGGTGATTACTGGGCTGTCCTATCCAAGCGCGAACAACTCGCTCATCTTCGTTGGTCTCAACCGAGGAAACGTGACCACACACAACAGCGGGAACGCCCGCATGTTCTGGGCTGAGGACGCAGGAGATGGGGCCAATGAGGAAATCAGATCACGGAAAAACACCAACAGCTCAGCCCTACAGCGAACCCAGACGATTAAGACCTCCCGGGTCATTACGTTGATTCTGACAGACGGGCAAATGATAGAGGCGATGGACACGGCGGGCACATCGATACCGGTGCCAACGCCGGGCCACGCGGACAACATTGTGTGCGGCGGCGAGAGCCTTGGGTTGGGGAGCGACGCGCCAACATACCAAGCGAACGGCGTGCGGCTGTTCGTGTGCAGTGGCGATACCGCAGACTTCACAATTGAGCGCCTTTTCGTGGAGACATTCTGATGAGCGACAACACGCTGACAGTCGTTGAGATCGCATACGATCCAAGCGGGCTACCTGTCGTCCACGTTGACGCGTGGCAGGCACTCGGGACCCCGCTCATGCAGTCGACACAGGCCGAAGGGCTGGCCGTCTATTCGACCACCGGTGCGGTCGTGTATGCCGTGGCGGAGGGCGTCAAGGCAGACATACAGGCGCGGATAGCCGGCGGAAGCAGTTCACCAGTGCTCAAGTCACACCTCGATGAGCTCGGGCTGACGGCTGCAGTCCTCGCGTGGGCGGTCAACGATGGATGAGTCAACCCTGCTGACACTGGCCACTGGCCCCACGTCCTCGCTGGTCCTGCTGCTCGGCATGGGGTTGGCGGGCTGGAGGTTCATGACTCAGACCATCGTGCCGGCGGCATCGAGGTGGGTGGACAGTCATCTCGCCCAGGTCGACCGCCTCATCGACGAGCATGCAGCCGACCGCAATGCGTGGCTGGCTGAGATGCAGGAGTGTCGCGAGACCTCGGCCCGCATCGAGCGCAAGGTCGGTGGACTGTACGGCAAGCTCGACTCGATGGCCAACAAGTGAAGCCGCGGAAGGGCAAGGCCCGGGTCAAGACCTACACCGACAAGCGCACCGGGCGGAAGCGCAAGGTGTCCTACGGGCAGGCCGGCAAAGCCAAGGGCGGCGGCCCGAGGGTCAAGCCTGGCACAAGCAAGGGTGACGCCTACTGCGCCCGGTCTGCCGGCCAGATGAAGAAGTCGCCTGCCGCGGCGAAGAATCCCAACAGCCCGCTGCGCCTCAGCCGAAAGCGCTGGAAGTGCAGCGGCAAGAAGAGCAGGAGGTAGCCATGCCCAAGGGTCTGTACGCGAACATCAACAAGCGCAAGAAGGCGGGCACGTCGAGGAGCAAGAAGAACAGCACCATCTCGACGAAGACATACGCGAAGATGAAGGCGAAGAAGGGCGGCTTCCAGCCCAAGCGGAGGAAGAAGTGAGCCAGGAGAAGCTGATGCGGTCTGCATCCCACGTTCCTATCGCTCGCATCATCCGGCTCGTGGCCAAGGCCGTGCGCTTGGGTCGAGGCGGCTACACCCCAACGGAGCTCCGCGAGCTGGCTGCTGACCTGCTCGACCTTGGCGCCACCATCCTGGCCATCGCGGATACCGACGATGCCGCGTAGCACCATGCTCGGGCAGTGGTTCAGCATGCGGGAGCTGACCCGAACCTCAACAGGCATCGAGAACAACCCGCCCGACGCGGCCTATGCGAACCTGGGGCGGTTGGTCCACACCCTGCTCGACCCCCTGCGCAACGACCTCGGGCAGCCAGTGCGGGTGACCAGCGGCTACCGCAGCCCCAACGTCAACAAGGCTGTTGGCGGCTCGCGCACCAGCCGGCACATGCTCGGTCTGGCGGCGGACATCAAGGTGCGGCGCATGGCCTCCACGGCTTTGGCCGAGCGCATCGAGGAGCTGCGTGAGCAGGGCGCCCTCGACTACGACCAGGTCATCGCGTATGCCGCGTCGAGGGGCGGCCACGTCCATGTCGGGTTGGCCCCCGAGGGTTCGACCCCCCGGAGGCAGATGCTATGGGCTCCCCGTGGTGGGGGCTACGAGCAGTACGTCGCGGGCTAGAACGGGATGTCGGGTGCATCGCTGTTGTAGGTCTTCCCATCCAAGTCCTTTCTCTCGACAAAGTCCGAGTCAATCGACTGCTTGGGTCCGACGAAGTCCCACTCGTTTACCTCGATAACGGGTGTGGACCGCTTCTCGTTCTCACGGGACGTCCACTCTTCGACACCAGCCTTGCCCTGGACGCAGACCCAGGAGCCCTTTCGCAGGTGCTTGGCTGCAGCCTCCGCACGCTTGCCCCAGATGGTGGCCCTCCACCAGGTGGTCTTCTTGTTGTCGCCCCAGCCTGTGTCGGTCGGGAGGCTGAGGGTACAGACCGACTTTCCAGCCGAGGTGGTGCGGAGCTCGGGGTCTCGGCCCAAGCGAGTGACGATGGTCATGTGTGCAACAGACATGTTGTGCTCCTGTCAGATGCCGGCCGGGAGGGCGGCGGGGGAAGTGTCGTCAGCCGACGACTCGAGAGCCTTGCGTGCCCAGTGCGGGAGAGACATCACAGTCTCTCCACTTGGGTGCCGCGGGGGCCAGTAGTTGTGGCGGTCGGAGTAGGCGAGCGCAGTCAGCAGCTCGTCCACGATGGCTTCAGCATGCTCAACGACCTCGTCGTCCGCGTGCAGCAGGACGGTCTCGTGCGGTGCCGCCTTCGAGACGAAGAGCCACGCCATGCGCGAGGGGTAGTGCGTGAGCTCGGGGCGCACCTGTCGGAGGATGCGCCAGTACAGCGCCAGCTGTGCGTGGTAGCCGAAGTTCAGCACATCACGCTGAAGCTGTCCGTAGTCCAGGGTGGACGAGGTGGTCTTCAAGTCGACCATGAGCTCGTCGTCCACCAGCACGTCGTACTTGCCACGCAGGCGCAGGTTGTACTCGCTGTCGTTGCAGGCCATGCCCACCTCGAACCGGGGCGGTCCCGCCTCCGAACGCAACCCGCGGGCGTACTCGGTCATCAGCTTCCGCCAAGCAGGGTTGCTGTTGACGGCGTCTCGCATAGCGATGGCGACCGCCATGTCGTCGACATGAACCAGCTCCTTGCCCTCTTCGGCAGCCTCTTTCGCTGCTTCCTTCCACGCCTTGGTCCGCTTGCTACCGTCCATGACGTAGTAGATGTCGTCCGCTTTGTCGGGCTCAAGGACCACCGTGTGGACCAGTGTGCCGAACACCATGGCTGGTGTGGCAGCAGGCTTCTCGACGTCAAGGCGGTGGCGCATGGTGGCTGCAGACGTGGCGCCGCGCAGGCCTGCGACCATGGTCTTGATCATCGACCAGTTGTAGCCAGGGTCTGACCGGTACGCCTTGTCGGTGTCGAACTCGACCACCTCAGGCAGTGTCATGGGATTGATGTCAGTCATCGTGCTCTCTCGTGTGCGAGGTGCAGCTCGCGCTGCTCCCTCAGGTGAACGCGGGCAGCGACAGCAGCAGCCAGTGCAGCCCATGCGTGGGAAGCGACACCGTGCAGGGGACCAGGCCTCTTCACGGTTCCAATAGCGGTGGCTCGGTCGCCACCAAACATCTCGATGAGGCGAGCCCTCACCATCTTGTCTCGCTGCGACGACCGACCGACCCGCATGAGGGACAGGATGGTCGACCGGGTCAGGAGCTGGAGCGGTACGACCTGCGACATCCCGCAGCCAATGACGTCGTGCATCTGCATGACTCGGCCGCATATCTCCGAGGTCTTGGTCAGTGACCAGCTCGACACCCCCGGCTGCACCCGCTCGAGGGCCACCAAGCAGTGACCAGTGCGAATGTCGATGCCTCGGTTCTCGAGCTCCGCTCGCACGTCCTTCCAGCTGGCTGCCTTGTAGGTCTGGTTGACTGTCATGTCGGCGTCGGCTGGACCGCGCACCGAGCAGACCACCAGCCCGCTCGAGGTAGGGCCAGGGTCAATGCCTATGACGTAGCGCAGGGCGCTCATGCGACCTCCCCATGTTCGGCCCGATCTTTGCGACCCAGCCTCGCCATCTCGTCGATGTTGGCCCAGTGCCGGCGCAGGTAGTCAGCCTCCTGCTCAACAGACATCGAGGCTTCGAGGCCCGGCCACAGCATGCGGGCAAGCATCACCTCGTGGGAGCTCAGCCCCGACAGAGCCGACAGCTGCTCGGGCCGGCTCACTGCCCATCACCCACGTCAGGGACAGCTGCGGGCATGTTGTTGTCTGCTGCCCATCGCTTGATGTGGTCCCCCGCTGCGTCAGACTTGACCCACTGCAGGCGGGCGTCGAGGTGGTTGGCAGTCAGGTCTGCTGCTGACTCACGCCCGTGTGCCTCGAAGAATGAGGCGACGACAGATGCATCGAGGCCGATGCCGTTCACCATGCCGCGGTACAGCTCGACGTCTGCGGCAGTCACAGGTGTGTCGGACAACGGCTCCTGCGCAGGGGCAGGTTGACGCCGGGCAGGTTCCCGTCGAGCCGACGCACGGTTGCCGTCGTCGTCCTCTTCCGGCAGACCGCAGATGGAGATGGCACCGATGCGACGCAGGTAGGTCGAGGCACTCTTCAGTGCGTGGCCATCCTTGCGTCCACCCAAGGGCAGCGAGCAGGTGCTCGACATGTACTGGCCACTCTTGTGCATGAGCATAGTGGTGACGGACACCAGGCCTGTGGCCGATTCAAAGCCGGGGTGCTGAAGTAGGGCGATGCCCTGCTCGTTGAGCGCGGGCAGGATGCTGCCGAGCACCGAGGCAAGGCTCGTGTACTTCGAGCGGAAGTGAGGGTTGGTCTTGTCGTAGACCGCAGGCACCATGCGCAGCTGCGCAAGGGCAAGGGCAGGGGCCAGCTCAGACAAGTCGGTGTGGGTGAACGGGTCGGTCATGTTGTGCTCCGTTGTTGCTCTGCAAGCATAGTCAGCAGTGATAGGTAGCGCAAGGGGATTCATCCCGTCGCAAACATCTCGCCCCAGATGTCCGCCAACTGACGGACAGCAATGCTGCCTGCCGCACGACGGTCAGGCCAAGGCATGCGCTCGTCGACAGGCTTCGCCCAGCCACGCCACGTACCCGTGCGAGCTCGACTGAAGCCGGCCAGCTCGAGCGCACTCGTCACCATCTTCGAGTCCCGACCCACGCCTGCACCCAGTACCTGCAGGCAAGACTCCAGCGTGAATGCTGCACCCGCAGGCGCCTTCTCGAAGAGGGCAGTGGCCGCCGTTGCGTAGCTCGAGGTGTACAGGAAGCGCTTGTTCAGCTGCGACTGCTTCTCCTCCCAGCTGCGCGACAACCACCAGGGCTCACCCTTCCGGTACAGGTAGACCGCCTCAGCCAGCAGCTGGTCGCGGTTGTCCCTCAACCATCGCAGGTTGATCTTGCCAGACGGCACAACCCAGTACCTGCGGCTGCCAGTGACGTCGTGCAAGAACACTGCGTCGTTCGTCGAGCCACAGACCACGCAGTGCCGAGGCGCGCGGATGACAGTCCGTCCGTAGGGCGGGCGGAAGGTGTCCACCCTCGAGCTCAGGAAAGCCTTGCGCGCAGACGCACCCGCCCCACCATGAGCCAGCAGTTCGGCGTCTTCGTACAGCCAAGCACGGCGCAGCACGAGCATCGCATCCTTGTCGTCCAGGCGGATGCGCGTGTCCACAAACATGCCCGGCTGGACTGAGGTGTCGACCCACGCCTCGAGCGCTTGGCTTTTGCCGCTGCCCTGTGGCCCCTGCAGCACAAGCATGGAGTCCTGCTTCACCCCAGGGTCGAGCATGCGAGCGACGAGGGCGATGGGCCAGCGCAAGCTGTACTGCGTGACCAGCCCGTTGCCTGCTGCAGCGCCCAGCGCCTTGTGCATCCACGTCTTCAGCCTCGGCTGCTTGTCCCACCGCAGCGACAGCAGCCACTCGCGCGGACGGTTGCGTCGGTTGTCCGTAGCCACCGCCATCGCCGTCGACATCAGCACCTCACGGCTGGCTGACCAGGTCCAGTTGTACGCCGACTCCATGTGGATGCGGGTGTCCAACCACCACGACTCAGGCAGCGTCTCGCCCCCGTCCATCACCTCACCCGTGAAGTCGTCCAACCACAGGTCGAAGGCCGGGTCGTTCGCCACCATCAGGCGCAGGTTGCTCAGCGTATTCTGAGGGCGAGGCGGCTTGTCCCCCTTTCGGGGCAGCATGGCAAGGCGTACCGTGCGCTGCGAGCGGGGAGCCTGCCGCACCATGCAGTCCCAGAACGTGCGCTGCAGAGGGTGGCTGTAGTAGCGGGTGCGCCCATCAATCTCCCGGGCGAAGAAGCCGCTGCCGATACTCGTGCCACCAAAGGGACACCGCACCTTGACCCGCTCACCAGGGGACAGGGCGTAGGCAATGTCAGCCCAGGTCCGACCGTCGATGTACTGCTGGGTGAAGTCGGTCTCGGTGGGGGGAGGGGGGCCGACGTGCGGAGGGCCGACCTCGTGCTCGTACCCACCAGGCTCAGGCGCATTGCCGAAGTCGGCGAACATGTCGTCGGACATTCCGGTCATGGCACCGAGCCGCTCCATCTCTCCAGCATCGAGAGCTGAGTCAGGGTTGCAGTCCAGTACCACCACAGTCATCGGGATGTGGCTGCACTTCTTGTTGATGCTCCCCGGTATCCGGGCCAGCTGCGCACCAACGGTCAGCCGGTCGAACAAGGTCGGCACACGCAGCGACGGACGGAGCTCCCGAGCCACGCCAGCCACACGCTCGTTCATTCGACGAGTCACGTCAGCATGCAGCCCGGCCAGCTCGACCACGTTGCCACCAACCGACGGGTCGACAGCGAGGTGGATGTGTACTCCCCACCCCGAGTCGAACACCGCCGTCGGCTCCATCCCCATCACGTCAGACCAGACCGGCACCAGCTGTTGTAGCAGCACCTCCTTGAGCTTCGTGATGTGGTCCGTCGGCAGCCTCCACAGCGCAGCCTTCAACTGCTGCCTACGGCTGGGCACAGGGCGACGACGAGCCACAAGCAGCGCCTCGTACAGGGTGACGAGGTCCGCATCCCACATCAGCGATGTGACCCGGGCGCAGTTGTCGACGGTGCGACCACCACCCGAGGGACCAATGACGGCTCGAGGGAACTGCCCCGTGCTCAGGTAGTCACCACCAGGCAACACCTTCCCGACGTACATCATGTCGTCAGGAGGGCGAGGCCACAGCAGCTCGTACACAAGCTGGTCGATGTCTGCAGGCAGCTGGTCTGCTTGTCGTGCGGGCATGTTCATCTTGTCCTCCGAGGGTGCAGCCTACGTGTTCGCTTCTCTAAGCGCGGACACCAGCCTCGCGAGAGGCAGTCCCTCGGGCTCGCCCGCCTGCGTAGCCTGACCGCGAGGCTTGGGGTCCAGCGCCTGCCTCGTGTGAATGCGAGCCACCTCGGCCAGCTTGTGCATGTACTCGCGCGTCGTCTCGCCTCGTGCAGCTGCTGCTGTGCGGACGGCATTCGCATCGGACTGGTCGCACCAGATGGCGCCTCTCTTCTCGGGCATCGTGCTCTCCTGCCGGCCCTCACCGGCTCGTGTTGCGACAGCCAACAGCCACTCGGCGAATACCGGCGGGGTCAGGTGTCGCTGGGACTTGGGAATGTGCCGGCCCCGAGCTGCAGCTCGGGCAGCGGGTGTCTTCGCAGGGGCGATGACGTGGGTGGGTGCGCCAGCAGCAGGCCGCTCGGGCAGCTGGTCGGCCTCGAGGCCCACGATGTACAGCCACGTGCGCTTGCGAGCTCGGTGCCCCCAGTCGCACTGGTCTACCTCGAGGGTCCATCCACCCCACTTGTCCTTGCCCTCACCAGGGGCAGGCATGCCCACCTCCTGCCACAGCAGGCTGTTGGCTGGGTGCTCGAGCACACCCCCGTGGGCACGCACCTGCCGCACCGCTCGAGGACCACAGGCCTTGCGTCGTGCGTCAGCAATGACCCGGTAGCGGAAGCCTCCCCAGTCCTTGCATGGAGGGTGGGCGACGACAGGGTGTGGGCCACGGTAGCGCGTGGCGTCCCGCTCTAAACCCCAGCACATCTGCTCAGGCAGCAGCTCAGGGTAGGGTCCTCGGCGGGTATCGACGTACAAGGCGACAGGCATCGGTGCTCCCTGCTGCCTACGGTGGCAGCCCCAGCACCGTATAGCATAGCGAGCAGTGATGCAAGGGTGAAGCCTGCTGCCTACGGTCAGCCCTGCTGCCTACGGTCGGGGGAAGGCCTCGAGCCAGGCAGGCCAGGCACCCCCCCCTGCCCCCTCCCCCCCCCTCGGCTTGGCTCCCCCCCCGTCGAGCGTCTCAGCTTCTCCCGCCCCCCCCCTTGACAAGTACCACCGCGTGTGGCTCGCGCGCGCCCGCCTCAGGATGCGAGACCCCGGCGGCATGAGTGAGACCGCTGGCCACATGAGCGAGACGCATGCGACATGAGTGATAGCAGTGATAGAGTAGTGGGGAACCAAGGAGCCGACACAATGACTACCGCACATCGCGCCCTCTTCGCCCTCTTCGCCCTTCTCGCTGACAGCATCCGCCTCACCAAGTCTGGCGCCGTTCGTCTGCACCTCGGGGACGCCCGAGTCTACATCGACGCGGACGAGGTGAGCGTGTGGCGCGTAGGCGCCGCCGCTATCGAGTACCAATGGACCGCCCCCGAGCCCACCCCCGAGCCCACCCCCGAGCCTCTCACCCTCCCCGCATGGACCGCCCCCGCCCGGGCATACCGCCCCGTATGGCGGACCTCCCCCCGCCCCGTATCTTGGCGCCTTGCCGGCGTCGCCTGAACCACTCACCCGAGGGGGCCACGGCCCCCGCACCTCAGGAGCACAGACCCCATGAGCCACCAAGAGCACATCGAAGCCGCCGCTTCCCTCATCATCATCGCCGCCGTCTGGTGGCTTGTGATGTCACTGTAGACGACCCAACAAGGAGCCAGACCAATGACCGAGAACCGAACCAACACCAGCACGAACGGGGAACACCTCCCCGCGGTGCGTCTGATGATTGACCTCCGAACGGATGCCGACGCGGCACAGCTATTGTCGCACCTTCGAGATGAGACCGTCTATTGTATCGGCGACATCTGCGCGGAGGCAGACGGCCCGCACGCACAGAACCCCGAAACCTATATATGCTGCGTTGTCGACATCATCGACGACACCCCGCCCGCGACCAGGCCCGCACCCAGCTCGCCAACGTTCAGCGCATCGCCCCCGCCCGGAGCGTATGCCCTTCTTGCACTGCGCGAGATTGTAAGAGCCCGGGACTACCACGCCGAGCACGGCATCTATCCCCCCGGGACTGTCGACCGGGCGGACCAGTGCTTTGACGATTGGGCGGCAGACCTTGCCGGCTATGTCTTGGGGGGTGGAGCGTGAACGCCCTCGCCACCCTCGCCCGCCTCCTCTTCCGACCAACGACCACCAACCGCAAGACCGGCAACATTCCGACCGCGTCAATCCATCACGACCACATCGCCCGGTCGTGCAAGGGCTGCCCCATGGCACCAGACGACGACGGCAAGGGAGGCAGCTGCTACGCCCGGCAAGGTACTGCCTCGTTCTCCACCGAGCGCACCGCACGCGCAGCCGAGCGCAACCCCCGGGCCTACTCGGTAGACCACGCCTTGACCGGTCGTACCATCGGCGCAAGGTTTGTCAGGTTTACATCCATCGGCGATGTCGGAGGACTAGACAGGCCTGAGGTGGAACCGGCCCTCGTTCAATGCCTTGACGAGGGACTGCCCCCCATCGTGTACACGTCGCAGTGGCGAAGGAAGGGTAGGGAGTGGCTGAGGGACTGGTCAATGGCAAGTACCTACACCCTGTCAGCCTACCTAAGAGCCACCCGAGCTGGGTGGCGCGCGACGCTCGTCGTCCCCGCGGAAGTCATCGCGGACCACGTCGAGCACGGCAAGCCGTTGTCAAAGGTGGTGGAGGTGGATGCAGTGGTGTGCCCCGCGCAAGTCGGAGAACTCACCGGCAAGCCGGTGCAGTGCAACGACTGCGGGCTGTGCTCGGTGAAGCACCATTCAGGCGGCCCCGGTGTCTGGTTCGCTGCGCACGGCCCACAGGTTGCGCGCACGTGGAGGAAGCGAGTTAAGGCAGCCGAGGAGCGTCGACGCGCAGCGATGCGGGGTGACTCGTGCGCTTGATGTCGTCCGGCTGTGCTGGCCTGCCACTCGGTCTGCTCGTAGCTGCAGCGCTGCTACTGTTGGCGCGGTGCATCGCATGAGGTGAGGCGGAGGGGGAGGCGTTCCTCCTTCCGTCATTCGCGCCGCACCACCTCAGACGGCCGCCCCCACGGGTGGCCGTTGCTCGTTCTCGACGGCCGAAAAAACGGCCTGTCATCCGTGCCACGCCGCGAAGGTGCGCCACCAGCGCCACATGCTCCACCGCATGACATGACAACGACCCCCGTAACCCTGTAGACTTCCCCTCTTCAGGTTCGGAAATCCTTGAATGTCATGTCATGGAAGAGGGGAGAAGGCCCATCAACAGGTGGTTCAAGGCATGACACGCGTGACACCGGAGGTGGTGTTCTGGTTCGCGCGCCGTCGCTCGACTCAAGAGAACCCTCGCGTGGTGGGAGTTCTCACCGATGTCACGCCGCGCGCGCGGGGGGGGTGGAGCGGGCGCGGGCCCACCGAAAACCGAAACTCACTTTCTACTATTGGAGTCCCAAACAAATCTCCAACCCTTTTCACCAAACCGTGCTATCATAGCTGCATGTCCCGCCATGCCAACACCCGCTCGCCCTCCCCTCCCAAGCGCGGCCGCCCCGAGAAGGCTTCGCCGATGCTGCACCCCGAGCTGGCACCAGGTCTGAAGGCCTTGGTCCCCCAGGCTCTCGCGGTGCTCGAGGATGTGCTGAACCGTCGGAAGGGGGACCGTGTTGCCCTGACGGCAGCTCAGTGGTTGGTGGAGACGGTAGCAACCGAGCCGCTGTCGCAGGAGG